TCCATTAATGGAACATATGACATCGTTGTTGACGGTGCTGTTGATGACATTAAATCAGCGTCTAATTGGTCCTATACTAACAAGTTTGAATCGTATGATACACTAGCTAAAGGAGATAGCTTTGGGTATGTAGGGCAGCTTGCTGGTTATGCTAAAGCCTCTGGTAAGAAAGTTGGTGGCTGGTGGGTAGTTAATAAAGCTAACGGTGCATTTAAATATGTACCTGCTAGTGGTCTTGACTTGGATACTGAAATAGCTAAGATACAAACAACAACTGATACAGTTAATAACAATAAGTTTGAAAGATGTTTTGAACCTGTACCAGAAACATTTAGAGGAAAGGAAACAGGAAACAGCGTACTTAACAATGGCTGTAAGTTCTGTTCTTATCGCTTTGACTGCTGGGATAATCTAACGGAGCGTCCTGCAGTAATGTCTAAGGCTAAAGTGCCACCGACAACAGCTTACATAGGAGATGTAGTTGTACCATAAGGCGACTAGGGAAGCTAAGAAGTATGGGTATCGTAGTGGGTTAGAGCATAAACTTTCACTTTATCTTGATGAACGTAACATAATCTATGGATACGAAAACATTAAGATTGAGTGGGAAGACCTAGCCTACCGTACCTATACTCCTGACTTTGTATTAGATAACGGTATTATAATTGAGACAAAGGGCCGCTTCATGGCAGCAGACAGGCGCAAGCATATTGCAATAAAGAAGCAACACCCTAAGTTAGATATTAGATTTGTCTTTACTAATAGTAGAAGTAAGACTAGTAAAGGTGCTAAAGGTTCTTATGCAGATTGGTGTATAAAGTATGGTTTTAGATACTATGACCGCATCATTCCAGAGGACTGGTTAAAAGAAAAGGGAAAGAATAAACACAGTTCTTTCATAGAGTTTACTGGCAAGAAAGTAAAAAGGAGATAACATGGATAAGCAAAAGATTATAGACAGCCTAGAAGAAGAAGACTTTGTGATAAGAGTACGCCCCTTTGCAGGAGATGATGGTTCATGGAATGGGGAGATTGATATATCTATTATGGCGTTTGCCGATAACCCTATGGATGATGATGATTATGACCAAGTAATGCACTTCACTAAGATGATGTGTGCTATTGTACCTATTATGGAACAAGAAGAAAGTATTAGAGATTTAGCACACGAATATGTACTAACTATGATTGACAACAAGACTACTATTGATGTAGAACTAGAGGAAGAATGCGGTGTTACAAAAACGTATGACGATAACGTAGTACATCTTAGTTTCAACACAAAGACAAAAGGGAGTGCATAATGAATCAGCTAAGACACGAAGAGTACATGAAGCAAATGTCGATGCAAGAGGATGCATTTGAACAGGCGGGTAAAGAAGCATATGGTAATGTGGACATGGTTAATAGTCCACCACACTACAATGCATCAGGTGTAGAGTGTATTGATGCTATCGCCGCAGCAACAGGTGAAGGCTTTGAATATTCACTACAAGCCAATATTATTAAATATGTGTGGCGTTACAGATACAAAAATGGTACACAGGACTTAGAGAAAGCTAAGTGGTATCTGGATAAGTTAATTACAGAAGTAGAAGGTCTATACGATGGTAAGAGTTAAAGTTTTTATAACACTGGATATAGATGAAGAAGAATACCCCATACCTGCTGATGGGCAGGTTGGGGAAGAGATTGAGGATGGCATACGAGAATACTTCTATGATGTAGACGGTGCTGTAATAAAAACCATTAGAACAATAACGGAGTGATATAGACATGTTAAGTAACCATTTACCAACAGACTACCAGAACTTCATAGCGTTATCACGTTATGCAAGATGGAAAGAAGACGACCAGAGACGTGAGACATGGGGTGAGACAGTCACACGATACTTTGATTATATGACTAAACACCTCAAGAAAAACCACAGCTATAAGCTGGAAACTAAGTTGCGTAACGAACTAGAAGAAGCTGTGCTGAACCAAGACATCATGCCTAGCATGAGAGCCTTGATGACATCTGGCCCTGCACTAGACCGTTGCCACGTAGGGGCATTCAACTGTTCATACCTAGCAGTAGATACACCACGTGCATTTGATGAGACTATGTACATCCTAATGTGTGGTACTGGCGTTGGCTTCAGCGTAGAGCGTCATAGCATTGAGAAGCTACCCATTGTTAATGAAGCAATGCATGAGACAGATACAGTAATCAAGGTAGGTGATAGCAGACCCGGATGGGCTGGTGCCTTACGTGAGTTAATCTCTCTGTTGTATGCTGGTCAGATACCTAAGTGGGATGTGTCTGCTGTACGCCCTGCTGGTGAACGACTGAAGACTTTTGGTGGACGTGCCTCTGGCCCAGCACCATTAGAAGAGTTGTTTCAGTTTGTCATACAGAAGTTTAAGGGTGCGGCAGGACGTAGGCTATATCCTATTGAGTGTCACGACATCATGTGTAAGATTGGTGAAGTTGTAGTTGTCGGTGGTGTACGCCGTAGCGCATTGATTTCATTGTCTAATCTTAATGATGACCAGATGGCACATGCTAAGTCAGGTATGTGGTGGGAGAATGAAGGTCAACGTGCATTAGCTAATAACTCTGTAGCGTACAAGACTAAGCCTGAGATGGGTACATTCATGCGTGAATGGGTGTCACTATACGAGAGTAAGTCTGGTGAGCGTGGTATCTTCAACCGTGAATCTGCTAAGAAGCAAGCGGCTAAGAATGGTAGACGTGATACAGAACATGACTTCGGTTGCAACCCTTGTAGTGAAATCATCTTACGTCCTTACCAGTTCTGTAACTTGTCAGAGGTAGTAGCACGTGCAGGTGATACAGAACAGTCACTAGCTAACAAGGTACGCTTGGCTACAATCTTGGGTACATTCCAATCTACTCTGACAGACTTCAAGTACCTACGTAAGGTATGGCAGAAGAACACAGAGGAAGAACGGTTGTTAGGTGTATCACTAACAGGCATCATGGATAATGAAATGTTGTCAGGTAACAGTGCTACACTAGGCATGAACATTGGTGCTACCCTGTCCTTACTACGGGATGAAGCAGTTAAGACTAATGAAGTATTAGCCAAGAAGCTAGGTATCCCACAGTCTACAGCAATCACATGCGTCAAGCCTAGTGGTACTGTTAGTCAATTAGTTGACAGTGCATCAGGTATCCATGCTAGGCATAACCCACACTATATTCGTACTGTTCGTGGCGATAACAAAGACCCACTTACACAGTTCTTGATTAGTGAAGGTATCCCGGCAGAGCCTGACGTAATGAAGCCTGATAGTACTACAGTGTTTAGCTTCCCAATGAAGTCACCCAATGCTGCGGTAACACGTACTGAGATGACAGCCATTGAACAGCTTGACTTGTGGCTACTATATCAGCGTCACTGGTGTGAACACAAACCCTCAGTCACTATCTCTGTCAAGGAGAATGAGTGGATGTCAGTAGGGTCATGGGTGTATGAACACTTTGATGAGGTGTCAGGCATCAGCTTCCTACCATTCAGTGACCACACCTATGCACAGGCACCCTATCAGGACTGCTCTAAAGATGAGTATGAAGAGATGTTCTCTAAGATGCCGAAGGCAGTGAACTGGAACAAGCTGAGTGACTTTGAGAAGGAAGATACTACATCAGGTGGACGTGAGTTAGCCTGTACTGCAGGAGTCTGTGAAGTTGTGGACTTAACAGCGGCATGATAGAGTGTAGTGGATTAGACTTACTGTGGTGGCAATGGTGGATACTTGTTGCCATCACTACAAACACACTTCTCAATGTAGTAGTGTTCTTTAAACATAGGTTCAAGAGAAAGGAGCAAACATGAACGTAGACTTAGTTGACCACATGGGTACTGACCTTACGGTAGTCAATGCAGCGAGGGTGTCCTTTGACAAGACATCCTCAACGCTTGACGAGAAAGATGTTAAGCTAATTAACTATCTAGCTAGACACAATCACTGGTCGCCTTTCAGCCATTGCTTCTTGCAGTTCCGTGTTAAGGCACCTATCTTTATTGCAAGGCAGTTAGCCAAGCATCAGGTAGGCTTGTCATGGAATGAGGTATCACGTAGGTATGTAGATAGTGAGCCTGAGTTTTATGAACCTGATACATGGAGAGGTAAGCCTGAGAATGTGAAGCAGGGTAGTGATGGAGAAGCTAAGTCGCAATACTTTCCTAACTTATATGTAGGAGATGTAACACAATTAGCCTTGACTAATTACAATAAAATGATTATGCAAGGTGTAGCACCAGAGATGGCGCGAATGATACTGCCTCAGAATATGTACACTGAGTGGTATTGGTCAGGTAGTTTGTATGCTTTCTCAAGAGTATGCCAACTAAGACTTGACAAAACCTCACAACTTGAGGTACAAGAAGTAGCTAGGCAAATTTCTGCCTATTGTTCAACCAAGTTCCCACGTAGTTGGGACGCACTAATGAAGGAGATTTAACATGACAAAGTTAAAAGATAAAGTAAACCTAGAGAACTACACTGAAAAAAGCTGGCTAGAAGATGGAGAGTACTGGTACAGACAGCCCGGAGATGGTGGTAGACGTAGAGTTGAAAGCCAAGTCAAAAAGAATAAGGGAAGGATGTTTGTTAACGGTAAGTACGTACCTAAGTCTCACCCGCTACATAAACCCGGAAACTTTAAATCTCTGGATAGTGTTTGGTCGCACGAAGAAATAGAGAAAACTTCAGAAGGAGATGTTTACGCAATAACTAATCCTGCTTGGCCTCAATGGATTAAGGTGGGTAAGGCAAGCATGACATCAGATAGATGCAATGGCTACCAGACATCCTCACCATTTCGTGATTACTCAGTAATTGCTACAATTTCTTCTGACGATAGGCATGAACTTGAAAGGGAAATGCATAGAGTGTTTGACCACTTCTCAGAAGAAAGACTTAATGAGTGGTTTAAAATAGACAGAGTTACAGCAATTAAAATCTTTAACATGAAAGTACAGGAGAATTTAAATGAGGCGTAATGGCTTAACTAAGTACGATGCCCCACTCAAAATACAATACCAGTGGGGCTACGATGCCTTTATCAAAGGCCAAACAAGTGGAAAGAAGGGGAAACTTTTTGCACGGGATAGCAACATGGATACTAACACCATGCAGCATCGTGAATGGGAGCGTGGTTACAATGATGCCTACTACGCTAATCTGAAACAGGTACAGCACAATGAGCAAGCTAGAAAACGAAGTTAAGCAGTGGATGGAAGAAAGGTACAAAGACATGAATGTTAATGACTACCAAGATAAAGCTGTAGCCACAGCCATCTATCCTGAGACACACAAGATTACATATCCTGCATTGGGTATGGCAGGTGAGGCAGGAGAGGTTGCTAATAAGGTTAAGAAGATTATCAGGGATGGCAAGAAGAGCCTACCAGATGATTGGCAACAGCAACTAGCCTCTGAGATTGGAGATGTACTCTGGTACTGTGCTGCACTAGCACGAGACTTAGATATGTCACTAGCAACAATCATGGCGGCTAACCTTGACAAACTAAAAACCCGACAAGAGCAGGGTAAACTTGGCGGGTCAGGAGATAAACGATAAAAGAAAGGGGCTTAATTGCCCCTTTTTTATTTACTTTCTAATAGAGCCTAATGACTCATACTGTTTTGCTAAAGATGTAAGTCTTTCAAAGTCGTAAGGATTATCTTCCGTAACCTCACCATATAATTCAACATATCTTTTCATTGCTTTCTGTTGATACACTTCATTAATTTTATTGAAGGCTACACGCTGGAATGGGTCAAATCCATATCTCTCATCACCATACATTTTAGAGTTTAACTTAGCCAATTCTACTAAGTCACCACGGTAATCATCAATTACAGATTTAAGAAACAAAGCCTGTTCTGCACTAGGCATTTCCTTATATTCTTTATTAGCTAATATAACAGGCACAATGTATTCATCAGCGTATTCACCTAGTAAAGCGTTTACCAACTGGTCTGCTTCTGGTACACCTGTTCTTTGCGTTAATTTACGAGATGATATTTTAAGACGTGCCATTTCTTTCTCTAGTATATTCTTGCGTTGCTTAACAAGTATACCTTGAGTTTGACGAGTTATTGGTGTTATTCTTCTAAGTTTGTCACCACGGGTAGCGGTCTCATAAGGCTCTGGTGCTTTTACACCGTACTTTTCCTCAATAAGTTCTTGCATTCTAAAGTTACCGGGCAATCTAGCCATAGATTTATTTACAATCAACTCAGTCAAATTAGTAGATTTAGTTTGTCTTACTATTCTCTCGTCGTCTGGTGCTAAGAAAGTGTTATACAAATCTTGTCCAGCAGTAAGAGGTATAGTATAGGTGCTAACAATATTAGCTAAAAATTCGCCACCTATTTTTTCTGCTTTTTCATCTATGCTTCCTTCACTAAATACATCGTTTAGTGCTGAGTCTAGTGCATAGATACCAAAACCTGCACGGAATTGTGTTCCCGATAGGGCTTGAATAGCATCTACTACAAAACTTCTGTCTCCTATTACAGGGTCTCCTTCATTCGCTCTACGAACCATATCTGCTATAAACAAAAACGGTGCGGCGGGAAAGAAAGGACGCATATCATAAGTAGAACCGTCATCCTTCTTATATTCCCACCAATTCTCACCTGCATTTTCACTGCCCCTGAAGGCATAGGCAGCTGCATACAAACCAGTTCCTACAACAGCTTTAGATACTTGTTCATAGTTATCTTCATTGCCTTTACCAACTAATTGTGTAAGCACTCTTTTGTTAGTAAAATACAAAGGTGAATATTCATAGGTAAATCGCATAGCGTTTGCGACAAATCTAGGGAAGGGTATTAATGATGTAGTAAGAAAAGGTGCTTTGTGTATGCCTTGCACTAAAGCTCTACCAAAAGCACTGTCAGGTGACTTCTGGTAAGTAAATGACAAGGCTTCATCTACAGCTTTATCAAGCATCTTCTGACCATCTTTAGTGCCAAAGACTTGTTTGAATCTACCTTCTTTAATAATAGTAGTCAGTATAAACTCATTAGCATCTATAGCACCTTCTTTACCTAATTTTTGTAGGACTTCATTTGTTTGCTGTGTAAAACTTTCATTCAGCTGCCTTTTAAGTGAACCAATAAATGCAGCACGTTTAAATACATTATCAGATGCAGTGTTTAAAGCATTTAGTTCCGTACTATACTGACGCAGTTTAGATAACTTAGTACCTTCTTGTGTAGCTTTTATACCGTCATCTAAGTCCTGTAACTGTCTATATAGCTGTGTAGCTTTGTTATGAAAGCCTAAATCAAACATGGTGCGAACTGCTTCGGCTTCTTTCTTATTAATTACACCATAAAGAACACCAAATATGTCTTCGTTTGGTGCGCCTTTAAGACCAACCTTACCTTTACCTGCTCCAACAGTTTGTAAAGCAGATGCGAAACCTCTATCAAAACCTTTTACTAATATATCAATTCCTACTCTACCTGCACCTGATACAGTATTACGTAATGTAGTAGCTGTCTGAGATGTCATAGAGGCAAGACGAACTTGGTCTAATGCACGAGGTAGTTGACCAAATCTTTTTAGTAGACTATCTGCTTGTGCATCCTCTAAGCCTCCAACGTCTTCTAATACTTTTCTTCCATCACCTGCTTCAATACGTTTATTTACTTTATTTACTTTTTCTATCTGTGTCTTAGATAGATTAAATATGTCAAGTCCTGCCACACCTTCTAGTCTTTGAAGAGCTTTACTAGCTTTACCTGCTTCAGCTAAAGACCTAGCTTGGGCATTAAACTCTGCCATAAACAGATTAGCAAAGTCATCACGAGTTAAATTATATTTTTTCATTATGTCATCAATGAAGTCTGAGTCTCTTATAACTCTAGCTACACCTTCAACAACACGTTCACCCGGTTTAAGTGTAACACCACCTTCTACCATTGCTTCTGTTACACCAGCAAGAATACGCTTAGTATGTTCAGGTGTCATAGCTACCATCTGAGAAGGTAGTATATCAATTCCTTCTTCTGTAACCTCTCTTACTGTTTCACCAGCAGCTACCATCTCAGGGTCTAAGGCTCTAAGGTTTTGTTTAATTGTTTTAACAAGCTCAGTATTTTTTTCTAATACTTTGTCTGCTTTTTTACCAGCCTCTACAATTATTTTAGATTCCGCATCAAGACCTTCTTCAACAAGTTCACCAGTATTTCTTTCAATAATCTTACTACTCTTACCTTTAAGTAATCCACCAGCTAGTGCAACAGGAGTAACCCCACTAATCCCAAAGGCTAGTGCGGTTTGTGCTAAACTTCTTTCATCTCGTAAGTCAGCAGCTATCTCTGTTCCCTGTGCGGCAACATCCTGCAAAGCACCTGCAGCACCTTCTACAGCAATAGTTGTGCGTATAGGTCTAGCCATAGCACCTGCTATAGTAGTACTAACTAATTTATTTTTTAACGGGCTTCTTAGTATCTGACCAATACCTAGTTTAGCCGCTTGTGTTGCCGCAACACCAGTACCTTTACCTATACCGGGAAGCAATAAGCCTACATAAGTGGACGGTGCAGTAAGTAAACCAGCGCCATAGTCTCCAACAGTACTAAGAAATCCGTCTTCAAAAGCTGGCATCTCTTGAAAGTTCTGATATAATGCACGATAGTCTTCTAGCTTTTGCTGTACAGAAACATTAACTTCACCATTTCGCATTGGTTCATCTGCGTCAGTAGCTAGACCTGACACATAGTTATAGTCACCACCAGCAGTAATCTCATTTACATTGAAAGAGCGAAAGTGTGCAATGTACTCTTCCATTGCTTCTTCATCAGTAACATTATCCATGCCTAAACGGTCTTTAACAAAGCGTTTAGCAGTAGCCATAATGTCAGGGTCTTGATTGGTACGTTTTATAGCGTTGACAGCTACAGTTTCTTCTGTGTCATTTTCATTTAATGCTTTAGAAATATTTTCATCGTCATCAAAAATGCTAACTGGCGTAGTTTTCGTAGGTTTAGTAGCTTCAGAAGTAGTTTTAACAGGCTCACTAGATAGCAGGTTTTGTACTTCTTCATCGTCATCAAATATACTCATATCTAATTCCTAGCCATCAAGCCACCTTTGGCTCGTCCACTACGTCCACGGTCGCCACGTTTTTGTACTACTACGTCAGGAGATAGTCTAACAGCAGATTCTGTCATTAGTTTGCTAACTAACTCTTTATTTTCAGGAGTGTTTTCTAAACCTAAACTTTCTCGTATTAAACGATTTACTTTAGACTTTTGACCTATTATTGTTTTTGAGAAAGTAGGATTGTGAAATCTATCTACAATAGCATCTACTTTAGAATTACGTTCTGTAGCTTCTGCTGAAACAATACCATCCTGTGACATATCTGTTTCTGCATCTGCTGCAGTAAAATCAATACCTCCTTCAGATAAAGATTTTAATTTATCTTTAAACGCTGGTCCATATACGGCATTTACCTCTGGGTCTTTTAGTAAATCTGCTGCAGTAAATCCTTTACTTATTTTATTAGCTACTAATTTTTCAGCACCTGATTCTGTGTCTGGGTAAGCTGATAGCATAGCATTTCGTTTATTATCAGAAACTACTACAGGTTCTTGTGAAGCTAGTGCAGCATCTGTTTGAGTTGTAGCTGATGTTGCTTCAGAGGTGTCAGTTGAAGTAGTAGGCGTAGCACTAACCGCCTCTGCGTCATCTAACATTCCAGAAAACCCTAAATTATTAGCAGCAATCCATGCTTCTGGATATTGACTAAATCCACCCGTGTCAGAAAGTCCAGATAAAACACGTTGAACAGCAACCTTACGTGTGGTTTGTGTAAGTGCTATACCATCATCATATATTTTTCTTTGTTCCGGTGTAAATGATTCATTATACATAGATGGAGTTTTTTTCAACAGTGCAGATAATTCATAGAACTGTTTAAATTCTGCAGGTGGCATTGATTTTGCTAAATCTGATTTAATAGCAGTATCCATTTGATTCATAAAATTAGTAACAGAACTAGGATTAATTTTTCCATCAGTAGGTATTAAACTAGCAATGCGTCTATTTTCCTTCAACGCAGTAAGCCTAGAAGCATACTCATCTGTACCTTCTGTCAGTCTACCAAACTTTACGTCATTAGCAAACTCATCTTCTTCCCTAGACACTATTGTTGAAAAAGTAGGCTCACTTTTAATATCTGCAATTTCTTGGATTATAGACCTGTAAGTTGCTAAATCTGGTTCTGGTTTATCCTTAGTTACCTTATTATATGCATCTGCAAGAGCAACAGAGGATTCCGCTTCCAATATAGCCATTCTATCGCCACTTGCGGTAGCTTCATTTAAAGCCTTGGTTCTATTAAGACCTGCAATTTTTTTGGAAGTTTGCTCTGCTATATCACCTGTTTGTTTTGCTAATTGTGTTTTTAGTACTGTAATTTGGTCATCAATACCACCATTCTTTAAAATAGCACTTTCAATGCCTGTAATCTTACCCTTATAAAATTCTACATTATCTGCATTTTTAGGGTCTACTAACTTATCATTGTAGAATTTAAGCTTCTGCTGTGTATCCATGCCATCTGCAGCAAATGATTCACTATCAAATGTATAAGATGGGATAATATTAACAGGTACAACTGTATCTGTATCTAACAATCCTCTAGCAGCCAAGTCTTGTTGTACTGTATCTTTAATACGCTTGGACATATCTACGTTAAAGCCTAGAGAACTTATAAGATTACCAGCACCAGCACTTGCTGCGTCAGCAGGTAGGTCATATGGCTTAGTCGCTTTTGGTTTGCCCAAGAAGTCAGCAGCAAATTGTTCTCTAGTAGGAACAACCTTCTTAGTATCTGTTGCTGTTGGTGGAGTAATCTCACCAGTAGAAGTCATGTAACTTCTAAAGTCAGACTCACCTGTGGTAAGAGACCTATTCTTCATAGTCTGTATCATAGAACGATAGGAGTTAATGCTACCCTGCTGTTTTAAAAGAGCAGCGGCATATTGTGTAGCCTCTGGACCAGTACCAAAAAGACCTTCACCTTCAGCAATAGCATCTTCAATATCTTCTAATTCATCTTTTCTTTTATCCTGTTCTTTGATAGATTTCTGTACTTGAAAGTCTGCTACTTTCTCCACACGAGTATTAATACGTTTAATATCGTCTTTAAGGGCTTCATTTGCTTCTGTAGCAAACCCCTTTACAAAACCTTCACCGAATGAACCTAAACCAAACAGACTCATTATGCACTCCTAGACATAAGACCAGAACTAGATGATGCCGTAACTTGCAGAGGTTCATCCTCTACTTCAGCTATCGGTAAATCTTCTTCTTTATTTTTTTCATCGTTGAACTTACTAACCGCTAAGTCTACTAAAGACCCACGAATTTTTTTATCTTTCTCAAGACCAGATGTGTACTCTACCTTTGCGCTATCAGCAATCAACATAATCAACTCAACCAACACAGGTAAGATAAGCATACCAACATCAACACTGTGCTTACCTTCCATTACACTACCTAGTTGCATTGTATTAGCAACAGTAGTAACAGGAATACCCATCTCTAGTACATCAAGAAGTTGTGATGTTACTTCTTCAGACTCAAGACGGGGAATATAATAATCTAGTGCATCCTCTACAGTAGTATACTGTGCAGGTTGTTGCCACGGACGTGAGCCAAGTTCAGCAGTTAAAGAATGTCCGGGAATAGGAGCATCAAGTTTTGGTGTACTAGGTTCAAGCATTCTTTATTTCCTCACGTTTAGCACGTATAGTATCTAGGTAAGATGCAATACGCCTTGAAGGTTGTAGTATATCATTATCTTTAGCTTTTGTCATCTGTTTTTTAGGTGGCCCCATCAAAGTATTAGAGGTTACTTCTTTTTCTTCTGGTCTATTTTTCATAGCCATAGATAAATTTTGATGCATGATTGCTGAAGGGTTAGTTAACATAGTTATTATCCAAACTGTATAAAGGCACTACCAAGTGTACCTATCAAACCGCCCAATGCACTACCTGCCGCAGAACTACCTGCTGCTTTACTAGCTGCAGCTTGGGCATCTGAACTAAGCTCTGCAACAGCAAGATTATTCATTCTATCTAGTTCGTTGTCTGCGGCATCCCAAGCGTACTCCATGCTGTCAGCGTAGTACTGCCACAGATTATCATATGCACTTTTACTAATATCAAGAACAGCACTAGCATTAAGTTCGTTAGCACGATTAACTGCGGCAGTATCTGCTGTAGCAATCTGCCTACGCCACTGTGCATTGGACTGTGCAATTACAATTTGATTCTGTGCATTGAACTGGTCACGCTGGTTGTTCATCTCAGCATTAAATCGTTCTACTGTGTTAGCTTGACCTGCGTTAAACTGTGCCTGTGCATTTGATTGTGATGCATTAAACTGAGAAGTCTGTTGAGATAAGTTAGCAAAGAACTGGTCAACTTGATTTTGACTAGTAGCATTAAACTGACGTGAGGCATTAGTAGCGGCTTGGTCAGTGAATAAGGATTGTGTACGTTGTTGTGCTTTAAACAATTCAGTCTGTTGCTGGTTAGATAAGTTAGCCATATCCATTTGTAAAAAGGATTGAGCATTATTTACAGACGCTTGCTGACGATTATTAAGATTAGATGCATCCATTTGCGCTACAGCAGACGCTTCAGCCATAACCATTGCCTGTGAGTTAGACAAGTTATTTAAATTCATAGTGTTAGTAGCACGAGAGTTTTCTAACTGTACCTGCTGTTCTGCAGTAAAGTTCATATTAGCTACATCACTAATCTTAGAAGCATTCTGTACACGTGCTTGAAAGGCTTGGTCAAACTCCATGCCCATAAACTGCGCTCTTTGTTGTGCGGCAAGCATAGCACGTTGTTGTCTATTAGATAAGTTCTGTGTTTCAAACTGTGCAGTTATCTGTGCATCTGCCTGTGCTATAGGTAATGCAGATTCCATAGTAGCTTGTACTATAGCCTGACCAGCAATACTGCTTGCACCTAAACCACGAGCAGCCATCTGTGCTGTGGCAGTACGCATAGCACCTGCAGCCCAAGCAGGAGGATTAGCGGCATCAAAATTACTAGTAAGAGATGCAAGCTGTCCTTGTACTGTAGCTTGTGTTGAAGGTGTAGCTTCTGCCGCTTGTATCTGTTCATTGAATGTAGCAGCAGTCTGTGCGTTTGCAACACCTGTAATCAACTCACCTTCTTGTATATTACGTTGTACAGGATTATCAATTAAAGTAGCATTACCTTGTGCCGCTGATAAATCACCAACGCTACTAGCTGTCTGTTGAGCAGCTACTACTTCAGAACGTGGGTCAACTGTACCTTGTGCTGCCTGTGTAGCAGACATAGCAGTATCAATAGCAGGTGCGGCAGTACTAGCTTCCATTACGTTTGCTTGTAGGTCTGCTTGAGAAGTTGATTGTGACGTTGTAGCCATAGCAGTAGGCACTGCAACTGCACCTGTCAATTCACCAGTTTCCTGTGCTACATCTTGAGTGCCACCTGTTGGAGTCATAGCTGCAGTTGTAACACCGCCTACAGGAACAGCAGGATTATACATACGTTGAGTTGACACATCACCAATGGCTACATTTTTAACAGCATTGTCCTGTGTAGTTTCTACAGGAGTACCACCTTCAGCCATCTTCTTAACTACACCACCACGTGCCATCTGCATTGCAGCATTGTTGTATTTCTGCATCTGCTGTTGACGCATTGGGTCTTGTTCAATATAGTTCTGGAACTGGTTCATGTCACCAGTGTAGCCCATTGCCCCTGCAATCTTATTCATTGCCTGTGGTTTAAACGCTTTGAACTGCATCATATTACTTCATTCCCATAAATACTGTAACCACCATAGCTACCATCGCAAGTGTACTACACATTATCATGGCCTCTAGTCGCCACATTCTTTTATCTAAACCATCAAGTTTACCGTGTACAAGTTCACGAAACATTGCACATTCTTTTTCATGTGCGTCTAGTTCCATTTGTACTTTAAGTGCTGGTTCAATAGTCTGTTCCATCTTCATCAGTCGGCATCCGCAATGGTCAACGTGCCAGCCGCTACCTGACGCATGATTTCTGCGTAGTCTGCATTTGCTAGGTTGATAGGTACTACTTTAGAAATTCCATCAATATCACATAGTACATCCATGCCATACTCACCATATTGTGCGTTTTCAATTATCATTTTATAACTCCGCCGATATTTGCATGGATACATCTTTGTAAACAAACGCAACACCGCCTGTAGCAGTAGCTGTAAAGGTCAGTTGAATACTAGCAGAGTGGTTGTCTAAACTCCACGAACTACTTAATCCATTAACCGTTCTGTCTAGTCCAGAGTTGTTTGTTGTACTTCCTCCACTCAGATATGTAAGTGTTGGTGCGCTCCTTAGAATAACAGGAAAAGTTAAAGTCGCTCTTCCATTTGCGCCACCACCATATACACCAGTACCGTTTGCCCCACCTTCAGGTTGCCAATAATACCGCTGGCATTTCTGCAAAGTTTCCGCATAGCTTTCGTGTTCAAACGGCGTGGCTACATCGCCTACTTCTAATTGAAGGCCTGTGATTTGCCAGTAGTTATCTGTGCTAGAAACTAACCCAAAGCTGGTTGCGTTTCTGTCTGCGGCAGACAATGCTTCCCAATTTGCAGGAGTTGCCCCGCTACTATAAGTGGTTCCACTATCAAGAAAAAACTCTAAAGACAGACCTTTTGTATTGTCGTTTGTAATAACCCCTGTGGTATCACCGTCAAAAGTTAATGTAACATATTGCCAAGTGTCAGCGGAAGATACCGTATAGGTTTTACTTATAAGTCTCGTGTTATCGTGGTCACGCACATTTACTTGACCCGAAGCAGTTTTATTAGATTTTAGCCAAAATGACAGAGTAAGGCTTTCTGCGTCAGAAGTGCCCTTTTTAATACGCTGTAAATCTTGACCTTCTATATTGTACTCAATGAACAAATAATGACCGGCTGTCAAAGTGTCTGTAACATCACAGGAAACTTTCAAGCTATTTGAAAAGCCAGAGCCAGTTGGTGCTTCAGCAACTTGTTGAAGGTCAAACTGTGCAGTACCACCCAAACTTAGATAAAACTTAAATCTGTCGCAAGCAAATGTTCCACCGCTTGCAGACGTAATATTTAAGTTATTTGCGCCGTACTGTGCCACCTGCATCGCACCATTAATAATCAGGTTCTTATCACCCTGCGCCTGACCTGAACCAATCAGTGCGGCTAGTTCTGCTGCTTTACTCATTATGCTAGGTCTCCATGTACAATAACTTCATCTCTGTTTCCATCATAGGCACCGTCATTCAAATAGTTTACTTCTATTGAAATAACGGTAGTGCTATCCGTTTGTGTTATTGTAGTTGTTGAATCAATTAATACTCCTGATGTACCCCCTGTATTTACAGCAAACCCTGCTCTGCAATAATTTACATTTGCAAAAGCACTTGTTGTGTTTATAGAAAAGTTACCAGTGCCATTATCTGTAACAGATGCTGTGTTAAAACTATTATTTACTGTGGCTGAACCAGCCCAGTTACACCAAAGTTTTGCACTACCACCTGCCACAAAGCTAGTAGCAATGCTGTTGTTCCCAGCGGCATCCTTTAGGGTGTTTACTCTAAGTTCGCTTGCCATTATGCTAGGTCTCCATGTGCTACAAAACCAACGTACGCAGTATCGTTATCACCTCCACTAACATTTCTGTTATTTGTGGTAAAATTTGCCGTTGTCATTTGCTCACCGTTATCAGTACGTCTTCCAACCAATCCAAAAGTAGTGCTATTACAACCGTCAGTTTCCGCCCCACCAGATGTGCTATCGCTTGCGTTGCTCATAGTGTTAGAAACTGAAATTTTT